AATCTTGAACAGAAACTTGCTGACTTACTAGACACCCGCGATTTCCACCCCGAAATGTTGGGCAAAGACGGTCGTCCGTCTGATGCAGACAAAGCCAAAACATTCAGTTTTGATTATGTAAGCAGCACAGGCAAAAATTACGGAACCATGGTTGTTATCTTGGGCGCTGACAATGAGATGTACATCATGTATGGCGATAATCTAGGCAAAACAATCGAGGATCCCGAAGACCGTAGTGAATTTTTTGATTTCCAACAGCAACTCAGCGATTTGGCCAACCGCAATCGTTGGACAGCCACTCTCGCAGATATCAGCAAGCTCAAGCGAGTACAAGCCGGTATTGCTGCTATCAAAGAAGGCCTTTTTGAAGGATACTACGGCACACGCCGAATCAGCTACGCAGGCGAACCTACCGAAGCTCGACTAATGATCAAACACAATCGGACCCTAGGCGAAAATGACGCACGATTCCGATATGTTGAAAGTATTTTTATTGAAACTGCTGATGGCGAGCGTTTCAAGCTTCCATACACAAACATGACCGGTGCACGAGCCATGCTTGAACATGTACGTCAAGGTGGTAAACCTTACGACATTCGTGGCAACCATATCTGCGAAATGGTCACAGAACTCAAGGTCCTAAATCGTTTCAATCGTGCAGCTGGTACTCGCATGATGGAAGGTGTTACTCAACAAATTGTTGAACAAGCCCAACAGTATTACAGCAAGTTGCGAGAAAGTCTCAAGCATCTTGGTAGTAGCCGCGGGTACAACACATATTTTGAAAGCTGGCATCCGCTGGACGTTCAAGAACAAGAAAGCTTGGTAGAAGATATCAAGACCATGTTCATTGAACAAACATTAGACACACGTATCGAAGCCGCACTTCCGTTGCTGGCTAGAATACAGCAACAAGGAAATGATATGAAAGAAGCAGAAATTTTTGAAAGCTGGATTAACAATCTAGCCGAGGGCACCTGGAACTTACCAGAGACTCCTGAGCAAGTTGCCAAACTAAAAGAACTCATGAGCAAAGAACTTATTGTTGGTCCCGATGCTACCAACGCTACTGAGCAATTATATGACTTGGTAGGCGACGATCAGTTGTTTGATCGTCTTGGTGATCTAGCTCAACGTGATCCACGAGCAAACGCCTGGAACGACACAGACGTTATGAATCGACTACGTGAATTGGGCATTGAAACAGAAACACAAGCACCTGCTGGTGCCGAAGATGACGTAGCACCAGCTGACTCAACTGCTGCACCTGCTGCACCTGCACCAGTGCCTCAACAACCTGTTGCAGAAGAACTCAATGCCATGCGCAAAGCAGCCGGATTGCCAGTGGTAGAAGGTCGCATACTCGACGAAGGCGGCGAAACATTAGGTCATATCATGGATCGTTTCAAACACGAAATTGACCAGTTTGAAAAAGGTGGCGATCTGGACGACGATTTGTACTATGCCTTGTTTGACTACTACTCAGACCACGGTGAAATTCCCTACGGCATTGCCAAGGGTCGTGATGGAGATCCGTTTGAATGGGTAACAGATAGACTAGATCAAGAACTGGGCACAGGCAACCATGCTCTACGCCAGGTGCCCGAAGCTGACGTTACCGCTACTTTTGAAGCTGATGCTGCTGCTGTGTTTGGCGAAGGCACAGGTTGTAATCACACCATGGAAGGTGAGTATTGCCCTGAGCACGGTCTCATGGAATGTGGCAGCTACATGGAAAGCATGGGCGGTACAGTGGCTGGTGCTGTTGCTCCAATGGAAGAAGGCGCTGAAGACAGAGATAAACACTACTACCTACGTAATAACATCTGGAGAGTCATGGACGGTGACGAACTAGTACACGAATATACGCCCGACCGTTATGAAGTTGTTGGCGCCAAAAAGTTATTGGCTCAGTTTGACGATGAAGGCTACGATGTTACACACGTTATAAGCCCAATGGGAACTGTTACATACTTGTATGGCCAACCAGAAGACGACATAGACGAAGGTGTTGTGGGCAACATGTTCAACAAAGCCAAAAGCATGTTTACAAAACCGGCACCAGCGGCAGCACCAGCTCAACAGGCAGCCCCGGCAGCCCCGGCAGCTCGACCAGCTGTAGTTCCAGATGCGGCCACACAAGCAAGAATTGCAGCCGCCCCACAAGGGTATGATCCAAACACTGGCAAGCCACAAGTTGCTGCCAAAGCCGCACCTGGCGCAGTAGCAAAAGGTGGCACAATGGACATGACTAAAAAAGTCACACCAGCAGCAAAACCAGCAGCACCAGCTCCTGCGGCACCGGGCGGAGTTCAAGGTATCAAGAACAATGTTGATGTTAACACATTACAAAAGTTCAATGGCATAGTGGATGTAACACCTAAAATAAAACCGCAAATCAAAGACGCCAAAGGCAGAACTTGGACAAAAACAACTGCTGGGTGGACAATGGATGGGTCAAACAGAACTATTGGTCGCCAAGACAGCACATATCAATCATTTGATGATGCATGGCGTGTGGCCAATGGTGCTCAACCTGGCAACGTAGGTGTTCCAGGAGCGCAACAACCAGCGGTAGCCGAAGGCAATGACGATCCCATAAACAGCAACAGTGCAATTACTGGTGCCTACTATGAAAGCAAATCTGATGATGCATTGCTGGCTAGAATAAAAAGCCTGGCCATGATCAAGTGATTTAAATATGGGCATGCTGAATTTTAGTAATGCCCAACAAATCCTCCCCACAGTCTGGCGATTGCCAGACTTTTTCTTGGACTATGAATCTGTGCAGCGCAGTTATCGCAGCGCAGAGCAAGCATGGACCACACAGTATCCCAACCGTTTACTGACTCCTTGGGGGTCCAACGCCATGCTAGAGTCTGCGCTATCGCAAGCACCTGATCAGATCAAACAACTAACTGGACAAGCGGTGCAACAGCAAGTGATCTATTCCAGCATTGACTTGAGTGGCAGTCAAATCATGATGCATAGGTTACACAAGGATATCAAATGCTTTATACAAGTGTTCATGGGCGCAGAACCCGCTCCTGAAATGTCAAGTGTGTTCTGCAATAACTTAACTGTAAATGCAGATCACCCTGAAGATTACGCAGACATATCTGAATTCAAGCCTGAAGACTTGGTCAAAATAAAATACCGTCCCAACGAAGCCTGGTTAATGATCAATCAACCTAGATGTTTCTTTGGAACGGCATATGAAGTTGCACCTAACTCGGTGCGCGAAACTGTTAACTTACACTTTGGCGCGGAACTGCCAGCAAGCACTTAATCTAGTACCGGTGATAGTGTCTGCATGATGCTCTTTGAGATCAGTGTTTAAGTTGATGTAGCCTGTGTTGGGAACAAAATCAAAACGTGTGCGCGGGTCGCTGTGTGTAAACTCAGTACCATGCACATCTCCGTGTGTCCACAAGTACACTTGATAAGTTACCACCAGTAATTCTGCATCACTGTGATAAGGGCAATGCCATCCACTGAGATCCAGCCACATCTTGCATTCTGCAGGCATCAGCTTGAGGCCAGTAATCTTTTCTAGTTCAGGCATGATTGTGGGAGCCATAGACTGAATCTTGTGCAACATAGGGCTGTTTGGTGTCAACTGCAAACGATACTCCAAGCAGTCAGGGTGGCGGTGCCACGAGTCTGTATGATTTAAGTGTGTTGTGGATAATTCTTGGAATGTGTCCGGACCAAAGCAATTTTTCACGCTCCAAAGTTGATTAGCAACAGATTGGACTTCTGCGTCTGAATCGTAAATGTGGTGTGTTGTCATAGTCATATATTTACTAGTAAAAACCAGCAGTTGTTACATTTTGGTTTGCTCTAACGCAAATGGTGAATGAATAAACTGTTGTATATCTTTCAGTTGTTGCTGAGGCAACGCCATGATCACGCTAAAGTTGTGCTCAACAACATCTCTCAATCGGGCATACACTGACCTTGGATCTTCGGTATTCTTTAGCCTAACGATTTGTTCCCAGGCCATTTCGTAACGTTTTTTGTTGTCCAGCTCGTTGTCGTAGCTTTCGTCAATGATGTCACTGTGGAATGTACGGAAACCTAAACTATGCAATCGTGCTAGCAGTCCAGCGCTACCAACCATAATAAAGATACGTTTGGCAAACAAACACTTGGCTGTTTTTTCAGTCAAGAACGACGCCTGACCAATGTCTGACGTTTCGCAAACAATACTGTACCAACTGGATTGGTATATTCCCCAAGGAACAATACAGCTCATGGGAACGTTATCTCCGGGGATGTCAAAGCCTGGACGATGAACAAGGTTTACACTGTACTGCCCCCTTGCGTCAAGGTCTTTGGTTTGATCTTTGAATTGTGTCACAATCGGATCTTCAAGGCCTGCTAGTGCTGGACTCTGGTAGCGATCTATGGTTCCGTGCGCAGCAAAGCCTTTTGGGTCAATCTGTTTGATCAATGTTGTGTCATTGAAATACGGACTTGGTTGAAGGTTAACAATGCATTGGTCCATGAAGTCTGACTCTAATAGACGATACATCAAATACAGCCGGCTAGTTTTGACGGTGCCAGCAAGCACATCAAACATGTATTTTCTGAATGGGGTATTGTATTCGTTGATATCCAGATGCTGGTTTGCGTTGACAACATAGTTAAAAAAACTCAGCTGATTTGAATAAAATCTATCTGTTGGCGGATTGGTGTAAGACATATGACCGGCAAATACACATTTGATCTTGTCGTTGTGAACAGCATAGTTTATGTCTCCATAGATGCGTGGCCACCAGTTGTTCATTTGCTCAGTAGAGTAGGTAATAATAAGGTCTGCCCAATTTAATGCCAGGTCTACAATCTCGTTTGGATAGCCTTGGATAGGGCCAGAATCAGACACTTGCCCACTAGCAAGATGCCGCCTAACATGCTCGTAGAACAAGATAGCAACCTTTTTGCGTTGGTCTTTGCTAAAGTTGATCTCGTTGGCATTAGGTGGTCGAACACCACGGTAGATTTCTGCTTTGGGGAAGAACTCAATGCCTTGCTGTAGTGCATAGGCATACTCCCACCAAGTGTGGGGGTCCCACACAAACCATTCAGTCTGGTCTTTCATCGCAGGGTTGCTGGCCCACACGCAATTGTGAGTGTCGTAGATGTAAAAGGCGTTGTTCTCCATTGTTGTACTTATTGAACAAAAAAGTTTGCCTTTTGTATTGTGATGCTAAATAAAAGCGTATACAATACAACTTGTATGCACAGGCAACTAACATCTAAATTTTTAGATAGGCATATAACATAGGCAACTTATCAAGGAGAATATACTATGGCATCATTAGCAGAAATTCGCGCACGTTTACAGGCAGCAGAAAACAAAGGAAAAGAAGGTAGCACCGGAGGCGGTGACCGCAGCATTTATCCACACTGGAACATGGAAGAAGGCCAAAGCGCCACACTACGCTTCCTCCCAGATGGCAATCCCAAAAACACTTTCTTCTGGCAAGAACGAGCAATGATTCGTCTACCCTTCAACGGCGTCAAAGGCGAAATGGACTCCAAGCAAGTTATGGTTCAAGTACCTTGCGTGGAAATGTGGGGCGAAACCTGCCCTATCTTGACAGAAGTGCGCACATGGTTCAAGGACAAGAGTCTTGAAGACATGGGTCGCAAATACTGGAAGAAGCGTTCTTACATCTTCCAAGGCTTCGTTCGTGAGAACCCACTGAGCGATGACACTACCCCAGAGAACCCAATCCGTAAGTTCATCATTGGTCCTCAAATCTTCACCACCATTAAAGGTGCGTTGATGGATCCTGAACTGGAAGAACTGCCAACTGACTACCTGCGTGGCCTGGATTTCCGTATCAGCAAAGGCTCAAAAGGTGGCTTTGCTGACTACAACGGAAGCAAGTGGGCACGTAAAGAGTCTGCTCTTACTGAAGAAGAACAAGCTGCCGTTGAGAAGCACGGCTTGTTTGACTTGAGCACATTCCTGCCCAAGAAGCCAGGCGAAGTTGAACTCAAGGTCATCAAGGAGATGTTTGAAGCATCTGTTGACGGTCAACCGTACGACACAGAGCGTTGGGGACAGTACTTCCGTCCTGCTGGTGTAAATGCACCGGGCGGCAGCACAGGCTCCGAAGACGCCGCTCCTGCAGCCGCTCCTGCTCCTGTAGCAAGCAAGCCTGCTGTGACTGACGATGATCCTCCGTTTGACACAGACGAAGGTACTACCGCGGCCTCTGCTCCTGTAGCAAAGCCTGCCGGTGATAGCAAGAACGCACAAGACATTCTTGCTATGATCCGCGCACGTCAGGCCAAGTAATATATAATTACTTCATACAAGGGCGCAATGCCCTTGTATTCTTTTTTCTATAGGTGAACTATGGGTAAACCATTTGACATTTCAAAATTCCGCAAGGAAATCACAAAAAGCATCGACGGTCTAAGTATCGGCTTCAACGACCCTACAGACTGGATCAGCACAGGCAACTATGCCTTGAATTATCTTATCTCTGGAGACTTTAACAAAGGTGTTCCGCTGGGCAAGGTAACTGTGTTTGCTGGCGAATCGGGTGCAGGCAAGAGCTACATCTGCTCAGGCAACATTATCAAGAACGCACAAGAGCAAGGCATCTATGTTGTGCTGATTGACTCAGAAAACGCACTAGACGAAGCTTGGCTGCATGCACTTGGTGTAAGCACAGACGAAAGCAAGCTCTTGAAGTTGAGCATGGCCATGATTGATGACGTGGCAAAAACTATTGCTACATTCATGAGCGATTACAAAGCCTTGCCCGATGGTGAGCGTCCCAAGGTCATGTTTGTTATTGACAGTTTGGGCATGTTGTTGACTCCCACAGACATTAACCAGTTTGAAGCAGGCGAAATGAAGGGTGATCTTGGCCGTAAGCCAAAAGCTCTCACTGCCTTGGTGCGTAACTGTGTGAACATGTTTGGTTCATACAATGTAGGCTTGGTTTGTACCAATCACACATACGCATCGCAAGATATGTTTGACCCCGATGATAAAATCTCAGGCGGTCAGGGTTTCATCTACGCCAGCTCTATTGTGGTTGCCATGCGCAAACTCAAGCTCAAAGAGGACGAAGACGGTAACAAAGTTACAGACGTTATGGGTATTCGTAGTGCCTGTAAAGTCATGAAAACTCGCTATGCAAAACCCTTTGAAGGTGTGCAGGTCAAGATTCCTTATGAACAAGGCATGAGCCCATACAGCGGCCTAGTTGACTTGGCTGAGAAGAAAGGCATGCTCAAAAAGGACGGTAATCGACTGATGTTTGTGACCAGTGAAGGCGAGATCATCAAACAGTTCCGTAAAGCATGGGAAGCCAATGAAGAAGGCTGCCTTGACAAGATCATGGCAGACTTTGCAAATCAATCTGACAAGGTAAGTACCACTGAAAGTGACAGCGAGGAGGAATAATGCATTCACACATTGCCAATGAAATTTGGAGCGAGCTCAAGAGATATGTAAACACTGTTGATCGTAGCGAAGCTGCGGAAACCCTGGTTTCGATCTTGATCGACAACGACGAAGATCCAGAAACCATAAGAGACACGTTCAAACATGACTCGGACATAAAACTTGCACTTACCAGCTACCTCGACGACAACTCTTTTGATGAAGAAGAGGAAGAGGAAGAGTACATTGACGAAGACGACTACAACGCCGATGACGAATGGTAATAGTATCTTCCCTATTCAAAACGCATCAGCGTGTGTGTTTAAATGGGGTTGGAATACTTTTAGACTTTACAACGGCAAGTCATCAAGTTGTCATCGAGTGACTCCGGTGCAGATATCAGCGGATACCTTTGATTCATTTCATAACACCCTTGAAGTTGTTGACGATCGTCAACGCATGCTTCGGGGGGAGTGGCCCAAATCTGGGCGCGGATGCGAATACTGCAAAAACATCGAAGATGCTGGTGGCACAAGCGATCGACTGTATCACAACAATATTCCAGGACTGACACCTGAAGATTTCGGTACAGGGGAACTAGAGGTTACTCCGCGCATTAGCGAGATTTACTTGAACAATACTTGTGATCTGGCATGTGTGTATTGTTTGCCAATGTTCAGTTCCAAAATAAATCAAGAACTCAAGAAATTTGGCCCATACCCAATCGGCATAGCAGCAGTGGACAAAACGCCACAGCGCGATGAGTTGTTTGCTTTGTATATTGACTGGTTGAAAAACAATGGATCTAAACTGTCCAGGCTTAGTATTCTTGGTGGTGAACCTTTGTTACAAAATGAACTTTGGCAAATTTTAGAAATTCTACCAGGATTGAAAAACAAAAATCTAGAGTTAGCTGTAAATACCAATCTCAACAGTTCAATCGAAACTGTGCAAAGATTTGTTTCTGTCAGCAAAGATTTAACTGTGTCCAGAGCAGTCAAACAAGTACACATAAGTGCTAGCCTAGATTGTTGGGGACCGCAAGCAGAATTTGTTCGGCACGGGCTGAAGTTAGAAAATTGGCAACGAAACTTTGAATTTCTAATGCAACATCGCTGGTTGTCGTTGTCGGTGCACCAGGTGTTGACTTCGCTAACTATCAAAACAGCAATTGATCTTCAAAGAAAAATTGCAGAATATAAAAAGACCAATCCTAAAATTTTACAAGACTACCACGTGGTTGATAGCGGACTTGAAAAAATTTATCACCCAGACATTTTTGGCAAAAACTTTTTTCAAGACCAACTGAATATGTTGTTGGAAGAGTTTCCAGTGACCACAGAATGGGACAATCAATCTCGAAAGAGGTTGGATGGTATTGTGCGTTTGTTCGCAACAGGAGATATGCAGATCGATAGGTTGCAAATGCTAAAACAAACACTAAACATGATTGATCAACGCCGCAGTACTGATTGGAAAAGTCTTTGGCCAGAAATCAATCAATATTTCAGCGAGAACAACATCTAATGTGGTACAGTCGAGTCGTTGCCAATCTTGGTGCTATACCTGATTTCATAGCTCACTACGAGCGTGAGTTAGAAGACGCCAAGCGAGAATGTCGTATCGGTGGTCTAGTAGAAAAATCTATCAAAGAACTGCCAGGACATACTGAACATAGATTTAACCAGCTTCAAGAAATCGAAGCTGTGTTAAACTATCTCAATATTCAACTGCGTAAGATACGCCGCAAGCATTTTCAGAAATATCTAGAAGGCTATGCACGAGCACTAACTAGTCGTGATGCTGAAAAATATGCAGACGGCGAAGATGAAGTGATCGACTTCGAAACAATCATCAACGAAGTGGCCTTGCTACGTAACAAGTGGCTGGGCATTATGAAAGGTCTAGAAACCAAACAATGGCAAATGGGCCATATTGTTAGGTTGCGCTCGGCCGGTATGGAAGACATTACAGTATAATATGAGTTATTTGTTTACTAGTGAGAGTGTGTCAGAAGGACACCCGGATAAAGTTGCAGACGCTATCAGTGATGCAATCTTAGATTTAGTTATGGCTGAAGAAAACCCTGCATTACGGTGTGCATGTGAAACTTTGGTCACAACAAACATGGTCACAGTTGCCGGTGAGTACAAAGGTGTACTAGAGAAACAAGAAGTAGAAGATGTTGTACGTGAAACAATCAAACACATTGGCTACGAACAACCCGGCTTCGATTGGAGAACTGTAAAAATCTACAACGAATTGCATGCTCAAAGTGCAGACATTGCATTGGGTACTGATAATTTTGGTGCTGGTGATCAAGGCCTAATGTTTGGGTATGCCTGCAACGAAACTGATGCATACATGCCCAGCGCCATCTATTGGAGTCACCGTATTGTGGAAGCACTTGCACAGGCTCGTAAAAATGGTGTACTGGGATGGTTAGGCCCAGATGCCAAAAGCCAGGTAACATTCGAGTACGACGAAACAAATCGACCTGTACGTATTGCCAAGGTAGTTTGCAGTACTCAGCACAGCGAATCTGTGGACATTGATTTTGTGCGTCGATATGTAGAGCTTGCAATTCGCAACATTTTGCCCGGACAATATGTAGATGACAAAACTGAATTCTTTATTAACCCTACTGGTCGATTTGTTATTGGTGGCCCTGATGGTGACACTGGGCTTACTGGCCGTAAGATTATTGTTGATACTTACGGCGGTTACAGTGCTCATGGTGGCGGAGCCTTCAGTGGCAAAGATCCTACTAAAGTGGATCGTAGTGCCGCTTACATGATGCGATATATTGCCAAGAACATTGTGGCAAGCGGTCGAGCACCTTGGGTTACTTGTCAAATCAGTTATGCCATTGGTCTCAAAGACCCTATGAGTTTCTATATAGAAACTTATTCGCCAACTTTGAGTAGAGAGCTCACACAGCAAATACAACAAACTGTAGATCTCACGCCCCGAGGTATCATTGAACGTTTTGATTTGTTCCGCCCAATCTACAGCTCAACTACCAATTACGGACACTTTGGCAAGGACTATTTGCCTTGGGAAAAGATTGACTTGTTCTGACCACTGGTTTAAATAGCAATATGAAAATTGTTATTGTTACCGGGGGTTTTGATCCCTTACACTCTGGACACATTGCCTACTTCAAAGCTGCTAGAACGCTAGGAGATAGGTTAGTTGTAGGACTTAACTCTGATGAATGGCTTACCCGTAAGAAAGGTAGGCCTTTCATGCCTTTGCAAGAGCGCATGGCTATTGTGGGCAATCTTGCTGTGGTTGACGAAGTTGTGGTTTACAACGACGACGATGGATCCAGTTGCGATGCTATCCGTATGGTGAAATCACGATACCCCACTGCTGAAATCATTTTTGCCAACGGTGGGGATAGAACACAAGATAACATCCCCGAAATGTCAGTGCCTGACGTTGAGTTTGTGTTTGGTGTTGGTGGTCATGACAAAAAGAACAGCTCAAGTTGGATTCTTGAAGACTGGAAGAAACCACGCACTGAACGCACCTGGGGTTATTATCGAGTGTTGCACGAAGTGGGTGCCAACACCAAACTCAAAGAACTCACAGTCAATCCCAAAACATGCTTGAGCATGCAACGACACGAACGTCGTGCTGAGTTTTGGTTTGTGGCCGAAGGCGAAGCCACAGTGTACACAGTAGACCCTTACAGTACAGATTATGATTTGATGGCCAGTCCAGCACGACACCAACACACTTGGATCAAACTTGGCGAGTGGCATCAGTTGTGCAACGAAACTGATCAGCCACTAAAACTAATTGAAATACAGTACGGCGAAGATTGCGTGGAAGAGGATATTGAGCGCAAATGAAAGCCATTCCTGTATTTGTAGGATATGATCCTAGAGAAGCCATAGCCTATCACACCTGTGTAAACTCAATCATTCGCAATAGTTCTAGACCTGTTGCTATTGTGCCTGTGGCATTGAATCTGTTTCGAGATTATTCAGAAACGCACACAGATGGATCAAATCATTTTATCTACACACGTTTCTTGGTACCACACTTGATGGAGTACACAGGATGGGCTATCTTTATAGATGGCGACATGATTGTACGTGGGGATATTGCTGAACTGTGGGAATTGCAAAATCCTTATAATGATGTCATGGTAGTCAAGCACGATTACAAGACTCGAATGACTGAGAAGTATCTAGGGTCCAAGAACGAAGATTATCCACGCAAGAACTGGTCGAGTGTTATACTCTGGAACTGCAATAGTTTTCCCAATCGCAAGCTCACTCCTGAGTTTGTACAAAAAGCAACTGGCGCCGAACTACACAGATTTACCTGGCTGGACGATGCTCGTATAGGCGAACTACCTCGAGAATGGAACTGGTTGCCCGATGAATACGGGCCAAATGCCGACGCCAAGTTACTGCACTACACACTTGGTACGCCATGCTTTCATGAGTTCGCTGATACTCCACAAGGAGATGAGTGGCATCGAGAGCGAATCTATACTGAATATTGCCAGCAAAGACTATGAGTGAAGAACAAGAAGATTTGGCACCATTGCCTAGACATCAGCTAGACATGGTCACTCCTGAAATTGCAGAAATATTCCAGGATATACTGAAGTATCGTGTAGACCCCACAGGGGAATACTACGGGCAAACTGTAGAAAACATTTCAGCTAGAATAGCTGCACTCAACACATCAGCATGTGCAGCAATTTCTTCCGACGGCAAGGAGCCTAAGTTTTCAGAAAAAGGTCACATGTACGATCCCATCTTACAAAGTTTTATTCAAGGGTCCGGCGGCCGCATCAGCACTTGGTCCAAGGAAGAGCAGTCAATGACTCCTGTGATACTGCGTGGTATTACCAAACGAAAAGAAATGGCAGCATGCCGAGCTAGTGGTCGAGACTTCTACTACATGGATACTGGCTATTTTGGTAACGGAAAAAAGAAAACCTTTCACCGTATTACCAAAAATGATGTACAATATTTTGGACCTATCATTGATCGGCCTAGGGACAGACTAGAAGCCACAGGAATACAATTGGTCAAGTTTCGTCGAGGTAGCAACATTTTGCTAGCTCCTCCTAGCCAGAAGTTGTTGAATCTCTACAACATCAATCTTGAGCAGTGGCTGATAGATACACAAGTAGAAATTAAAAAACACACTGATCGTCCTATTGTTGTGCGCGAGAAGCAAAGCCGTAGTGTGCGGCAGAGCACTGATACCATGGCCATGGCGTTAGAGCAGGATGTACACTGCCTGGTTACATTTTCAAGTATCGCAGCCACTGAAGCACTGTTGCTGGGCAAGCCTGCTATTACGCTAGGACCCAATGCAGCCGCTCCGTTGTGCAGTAAACAATTGTCTGAAATAGAACAGCCATATATTCCCAGTTTAGACGAAGTAAATCGTTGGGCTGCACACCTGGCCTATTGCCAGTTTACAGAACCTGAAATGCGCGATGGCACAGCATGGCGGATTCTCAATGGCCAATGACGTTGTAGTCTATGTTAGTTCTGTAGCTAACCCTCGCAAGCATGCCAGGAAGATACAGTGTTTGGAAAGCTTCGCTGAAGGTGTAAAACAATCCGGCGATCCTGTGCGGGTGGAATGGGACTATCAATATCGCCCTGCTAAATTGGCAGTGATTCTGGGCTGGGCTAGTACCAATACTGGTGGTCCCAATATTACCTTGCGCAAACAAATCATTGCCGAACAGGCTCGTCGTGGCGGTCACACCATGTGCATAGATGCCAGCTGTTTCAAGTACCTGGACAACACTGGTACCTATTTGCGCTACAGTCTTGGAGGACCATTCTATGACAAAGCAGAATATGCCAACCGCAACAGTACAGCAGACAAATGGAACGAAATACGTGCCAGCTTGAATGTGGATCTCTTGCCCTATACTGGTAGCAAACGTGGGCATGTACTGGTATGCATGCAACGAGACGGCGGTTTTGCAATGAAAACACTGGATCCTTTGGATTGGCTAGAACAAAAAATTGGACAAATACGTCAATACAGCAGAAGACCAATAGTGATTAGACCGCATCCAGGTTCGTATGAGGCTAGAGATTTTGTGAAGTATCAATCACGACACTATGCGAATCTTGATATCATGGTAGTTGACCCAAGAACCAGCACACTGTTGGACAATCTGGCAAATGCTCATGCTGCGGTGTTTTTCAACAGCAGCGCCAGCGTGGCAGCAGCGTGTTCTGGAGTTCCTGTGTTTGCTGATGATTCCAGCTGTGTGAGTTGGTCAGTGGCCAACAAAGATATTTCTCGAATTGAACAACCACAACAGTTTGAGCGTGGCCAATGGATCAATGACCTAGCGGCTGCACACTGGAGTGATCAAGATGCGCGAGAAGGGCGCATCTATCAAAAGTTTTTGCCTTACTTGCGCTGAACAATTAGATCATAGTTGTGGCCCTTGACATGTGGCCATGTTGCAGTTTTGTCTACTACCTTGATCTTTTCCCACACAATGTCCACGTTCATGGTAGCCAGTATCTTTGCACGCCACCACTCAGGCAGTTCTACTATTAAATGAGCATTGCGCCCATCTGGTAAGTCCTTTTTAGCAGGATAGCAAGCGATCCTAAAACATCCACAGCGTTCGATCTTGCTGTCAATGACTCGCAGTGTTTCGTCTAAGTAAGAAGGTTCAATGTGCTCAATAGCGTCTGTACTGATCACAGCGTCATAGGTGCGTTTGGGTAGTTGGCGGAATTGCGCACTACCTGGATCATAACCTTCGCAGAACGTACCCGGGTGCTGTTCTTGGATAGCACGTATCAGTCCGCCTTGCCCACAACCAAAGTCCAACAAGCTTGTGGGTTGATACTGTGCTAGAAAGTCTCGGACAATAGGATAGCTCTTGTAACCATTGTCAAACTTACCACCTTGATGTAGCTGTGCAAGTTGCTGTTGATATGCTGTATCGATTATTGCCATCCCATGATCCAATCGTCTTTGACCTGATCCAAACGTACCATGCCCCAATCCTGTAACAAACCAATGGCAGCATGTTGCCCGTAGTCTTTGGTGTACATTTCGTGTGGCTTTTGTTCCACTACAACAACAGGACGATTGCGACGGATAGTATCCTGCGCACCGTATAGCACACGATACTCGTAGCCTTCGCAGTCGATTTTGATGTAGTCCACGTTCTCTAGCCGCAAGTTATCCAGGCGGATCACAGTGGTTTCTCCGCCTCGTGTATTGGGATCAATGTGAGTGTGTCCTGTATTGCCTTCGGTTAGCACCATTGTGACTTGTTGGTCGCGATCACCCAGTGCTTCTGTACGCACAGTTAGGTTCTCTGCTACTACGTTTTTGCTCAAGCAATCGCGGAACATGGCCACAGGTTCAAAGGCTATGACTTGATCAAACCGCTTGACCAAACTGCGACTCCAAAGTCCCACGTTTGCCCCAATGTCCAGTGCAACACGGTTCTTTTTGACATATTGCATGCTACGATCGCGCACTTGATATTGGTATTCAGCAGGTCCGCCCTTGCTTACACTCTTTTCAATCATTTTTGGGAAGTGATCTTCCATGTCTGGAAACCACCAGCCTCTATGTTCATACATTTAATATCTCCTTTGCAAGCCCGGACTTGAGCTCATTGATGTGAAACTGTCCATATGCTAGATGATGCGCCCAGGCTTCAACTTGATCGCGTGGTGCTAACCAGGGTGTATCTATCTTGCTTAAATCTGTATTGGCCACAGGCAGAGCAGCGTTACTGGGTGCCAACACAAACGCAGGAACACCTTGTATCACAGCTTCTGTGGCTGCTATGCTATTGAATGTGACCACAGCGTGTACATCTGCAAGTGCATGTTCGAATGCATTGGCCACTCTAACCTGTCGGTTTTTTGTGCGCTGACGTATCTCCACAGGGCGATCTGTGTGGCGCTTGATTGTGGCCACTGTGTCTGCCAGCCACTTTTCTAGTTCTATTTCATAAAACTTGCAGGGCTTTTCGTCTGGTGCTGCAATCAATATTTTACGCCCTGACTGCCAAGGCTTTAGTTCAATTCCGTGTCGTTCCCAGCGGTCAGCAGGCCGAGCAACAATATTTCCGTGTTGCAAGTTGTTGGGCACAATCCTGTGCCACAATTTCCAACCATGTGGATTTTGTAAGCTGACTCTGTTGCCAAAGTATCCAGAATCCATGTACAAGAACTCACGCTGATCTGTCCAGCACCGTTTGATTATTTTGTGCTTCATTATGCCCCGAATCAGCAAAGGCTCTGTGCTGTCTTCATAGCGCCAGGTTTCCAGTGTAGTAGGCTCAGCACCACAGCCGCGAGCAAACATTTCTACATATTCGTCGTTGCTGTTTTTGTTGAGAAATATCATGACCAATATTGTTCTTGACGTTGCACTTTTAAATCAGTGGCCAAGCTGCGCCCTGTATTTTTTCTAGCACCTTTTAAATGGTCCAGGTAAGCGCCCCACTCTGAATTGATTAAAGGATGACCTTCGCCGGTGATCAAATGACTGCTCCAGTCTAGTTCGGCACAATGCACCATTTTTCTTATTTCGTCGAACACATAGCTGTCGTGCCATTCCGCGTAGTGGAATATTCTGTCATGATCGTAGGCTTCTTGAAAACGTTGCACAAAATGCTGTCCATTGCGGCTGGCAAGATTGATGGCATACAGTCCGCATTCACTGAATTTGCCACGGCGACCCAAAAAGCAAAGTTCACGATCATCGGGACACAGTTGTGCAATGCGCTGTTCTGTGATGTTACTGTGGCAGACCATGTCTGCATCCATCCAAATCAACCAGTTGCTGGTGGTTCGAGCAGCGGCAAATATAGCATAGACCTTGTGTGCAAAACGCACAGCGTCCCATTTGAATCCTTTGCCAGCGTCTTTTCTTTTGGCACGCACAGGATCTGCTGACACATCGCCATTGGCCTTGGGCACACCGCGCCAACGTGTTTTAAATGCCACTAGTTCAGCACTGGCAGCTTCTAGATCAAACACTCGTAAATTGGGCGCAGACTCAGTAACTGTGCAGCCTTCAGCGTAGACCTGTAATTCTACTGTGCTGGGCCAAGTTTGCAAAAAGGTCTGGATCATTCTGCGTCCGTATTTCTCGTAACCCGCCGCATTAAATGTGGTAACTACTGTGTATTTCATTGTTGATACTTATGATCAAAAACATAGCCTATTTTCCTTTACAGTGCGCTCTCAATTCTGCACCAGTCATGAGCGCTGTGTTAGACAGTCTGCAGGCAAGTGGAATTCAAACACAAGAGAATTCAATGCACAGTGATGCGGCTATTATTTGGTCAGCACTGTTCCACGGACGCATGGCCAAAAATCGACAAGTATACGAGCACTATCGCAGAGAAAACAAACCTGTAATCATTGTGGAAATTGGTGCACTATATCGCGGCAACACCTGGAAAATTGCAGTGAACAATATTACAGCTCAGGGCTATTATGGGCACAGAGATAATTTAGATTGGGACCGTCCGCGCAAATTAAAGATTAGTCTAGCGCAACAATTAAAGACGCGGCCGCACGTTATATTGGCCATGCAACACAGCCGCAGTCTGCAGGTAGAGCACATCGCAAACATGACAGAATGGGTGCGTACTACCTTGGGCACACTGCGCAACAACACAGATCGTCCCATAGTAATACGCCCGCATCCACGTTGCAACACACCCTTGTTCCCATTGCCCCCGGGCGTGACTATAGAACATCCGCAAAAGATTGCAAACACCTACGACAGCTTTGACATGCATTTTGATTGTCACGCTGTGGTCAATATCAATTCAGGACCGGGCATACAAGCTGCTATTGCTGGCGTTCGCCCGGTGGTAGACTCATCCAGTCTTGCGTGGCCTGTTGCAGTGGGCTATGCAGACATTGAACAACCTTATGACATAGATCGTGACACCTGGCTCACGCAAATATGTCACACTGAGTACACTGTAGAAGAAATACAAAGAGGCATATGGCTAAAAAGATTAGAGAACGCACTGACGACATAATTGATTGTGCATGTGTGATACACGGCGCAGGGTATACCTGGGAATATGTGGAAAAATTGCACAGCATGTTGGAGCGTGTGCGTCCCGGTGGTATTCGTTTGCATGTTTATACTGAACATGATAGATCAGTTCCGCCTCACATGGTCAAGCATTGTTTGCAAGAATGGCCCGGCGTTTCGGGACCCAAGAAATCCTGGTGGTACAAATTGCAATTATTCAACAGAGATTTATTCAATGGCAATTTATTGTATTTTGATCTTGACACAGTGATTGTGCGCGAAATAGATTGGATCACAGCACAGGACACTGATTATCTCTGGGGCATTAGGGATTTTCGTTATCTGCAAACTGGCCAACAACACAGCCTCAACAGCAGTGTGATGTGGTTCAATGTGTTCAAGTTTGGCTGGCTATGGGATGAGTTCAAACAAAAAGACCTGGCCACAACCATGCGTAGATATCCCGGCGATCAAGATTACATACAGCATCAGGTAGGAGTCAATCGCTACAGACTCATGCCAGACTGGCAGTTTCAAAGCTGGCGCTGGCAATGTGTAGATGGCGGCTATGACTTCCCACAAAGGCGTCACAAGAATCCAGGCGCAGGGGCAAAAATAGAACCTAATACTTCTGTATTAGTTTTTCATGGCCGTCCCAAACCCCACGAAATTAAAGACAAACTAGTACAAGAACTCTGGCGCTAAAACGGTTGACCCGAATTGCCCTTTTTGCTATAATAATGACTTAGCAACAAAGGAGCCGGCGATGCGCGAAATCGAATTCATGGAAGGTTATCGTATGATGCGAAGCGTGGGTGCAGACTGGCTGAGTTCTGTGTTCATGGCCTTTGTTTGGGTTTTGCGTGGCGACGAAATTTACGATCAGGAGTAATACTATGGGTTACAAAGTTTTGGGCATCCGGGACACTAAATGGCAACCCCGCAAAGGGCTAGAAGGTCCCTTCTATTACCCCAATGGTCAGGTGTTGTATTATGACCCAAAAGCCGGGGAATATTGGGATCCTACCACAGATTTTTACGTTTCCAACGATGATGTTGCAGAATTACAACAGGATTTTCTGCGATTTTTAGCAAAAACGAATTGACCAATAATTAACCATTTGCTATAATACTTACATATTAACACAAAAGGGAGCTGACAAATGGTCAAACACGAAGACATGGTAGTTTACAAGAACATCGGCACTTACCATTTAGTAACTGACGATGGTTATGATGAGGATACTGACACTTGGTATGAGCCGTTCAGGCACTATGAGGTTAGACACTTTAGTGGACTAGAAGTAACTGCTAGCTCAGTTAAAGAGTGCAAGAAGTGCCTGGATGACTTCGAAGTCACTGCCCAGGAGATTCGTGCGGCCATCAACAAGCTCGCCATTTACGGCTATCGTGTGTTTAAAGAGCAGGAGTACAAAGATACTAGCACTGACCCCAATGGCTTAAAGGCTTTTAGTCGAAACTACGCTATACTGTAATCATAGGAAACCAAAATGAAACATACTATTATACTAGACAATGGTACCTACTTGCAGGTCAATGACATGGGCTGGACTGAGCGTAAGACACCCAGGCAGTACAAGAATCTAGCAGAAGCCCAACATCATTTAAAGTGGGGCATTGGCATGTGTCATACTAATGTTCAACTAAGAACAGATCGCATCGCGGCCTATCACAAGGACAAAGCCAAATTTGAAAAGGCTGTGGCCCAAGAACAAGCCCTGATCAAAGAATTAGAGACACAACCTTATAAAAAGGTGGCAGATCAAATCAAGCAGGCTCAACGTAACATTGATCAACTCACTGTTAAGTTTTATCCCACAAGCCGTCTTGAGGACTTCAAACGCGACACCAAGTTTTTGGCAAGTGCCAAAAGAGTGCTAGCCAACAACCCTAGAGTCATCCCTTTGTCTTAAAAACTAAGTGTGGCTAAAATGCCACACTTATTTCGGTTGACCAATAATTCCCAATTTGCTATAATATAATATATTAAGAAATAAGGAGCCAAAATGATTCATCAAAATATACAAAAACTCATTAACGATTATCAAGAGATTCTGGATCGAAATCCCCTGGATCAGTCAGAAGATACTCAAAGTATTCTCATTCGTTTCACTCAAGCTCTTGCCACAGAACTAGGTGAGATTGTAGTAGCAAGCCCTTACAATGAAGGCGTTCGTATGTACTTTGATGAAAAAATTGCTCGCTACGAGATTAAAAAGAGCGTGGCACTTGTGAAATAAAGTGGCCAAAAACTAGTACTTGAGTTTGCAGTTTTACCCGGTAAAACTAGTACTAAAGTACACATTTTTCCCTCTCAGGGCGTTTAATTTCCCTAGATGTTGTGCAAGTGCATCAAAGCACACAAAAAACAGTATAAACCGCGGTTGACCGAATATTCCCGATTTGCTATAATAGAAGCATAGTAAGAAATAAGGAGCCACAAATGAACTTCGAGCAAGCACTGGATGTAGTTGAGCAATACCAAGCTGATTGGGCCCTGCCCGGACTGCTGGAAACTCTGATGCAAATGGGTGACAACCTGGATGACCTCACAGACCGCGAGTGCCGTGCATACCGCGTGGTGTTCCGTGACATGGCCCGTTTGTTTGCTCCAGCATAAAACGGTTGACCGAATATTCCCAATTTGTTATAATACTTGTATAGTAACTAAAAGGAGCCAACATGCAGAACTGGACTGACAAAATCATCCATTGGAATCAACTGCCCGGTACCGAAGTCAAGCGTCTGCTCGACACCTGGGGCAAGAGCCCAGCAGAAATCGCCAAGTACGATAAAAAGCACGGATTCAAGAACGAGACAGTGGCTGTTCCGCATGTGTCTAACACCAAGAACCCTGTTGACTTTCCCAAGGCTCCTGCCAAAAAAGCAGTTGCCAAGACTGCGACTGTCAAGACTTCCACTCGTCAAAAGCACACCGGTGCTGACGGTGCTATCAAGTTTGTGGAGCATCGCAATCTCTACGTGGGATTCATGGGCGGCCGGGTTGTTGTAACCAAGCGCACCGCCGAGGCATGCAAGGTGTTCTTGCTTGAGAACTTTGGTATTGAGAGTGCCAAGGTTGACCAATAAATCCCAATTTGCTATAATATTACTTTAAACAATAAAGGAGCCACCATGTCAACAATTCGCGTCATTAGCGGTAACTACCGCGGTGTTCAAGTTCAAAACACAGATTTTGAACTGGTGTCAGGTTTCCAAACAGGTGCCAAAGGCAGTTATGTCACAGTCAAAAATGGCGGCAACTTTCCTCGTTGCCCCGATACGGTTCGTATTCGTGTTGACAATATCTCAGATATCGAGTATACTGCTGGCATGACTACAGACAACACCGTACATTTTGAGAAGACTGCCGCAGTTACGGAAACTGACGAGCAAGCAATGGATCGTATCCGCGAGCGCTTTGACATTTTGCACGAGATGAGCAAAGCATGTGTCAGCGGCGACATTCGCGCTATGATTGTGTCGGGCCCGCCCGGCGTTGGCAAGAGCTTTGGCGTTGAGCAAGAGATTGACAAAGCCACTATGTTTGACAAGATTGCAGGCAAGCGTCTGCGAGCAGAAGTTGTCAAGGGCAGTGCCACTCCTATCGGACTGTACCAAACTCTCTACAAGTACAGCGACCCCAACTGTGTGGTTGTGTTTGACGACTGCGACAGCATTTTGCTGGATGACGTTGCACTGAACCTGCTGAAAGGTGCTCTGGACTCAGGTAAAAAGCGCAAGATTTCTTGGCTTGCCGACAGCCGCATTTTGCGTTCAGAAGGTATCCCAGACAGTTTTGAATTCAAGGGCTCAGTAATCTTTATTACTAACTTGAAGTTTGACAAAATGAAATCGCAAAAGTTGCGGGATCACCTGGATGCACTGCAAAGTCGTTGCCACTACCTGGACCTGACTCTGGACACCATGCGTGACAAGATCCTGCGTATCAAACAAATTGCCAAGGATGGCGTGCTGTTTGCAGACTACGACTTTGAGCCCGAGACTTGCGATACCATCATTGAGTTCATGGACTCCAACAAAGATCGCCTGCGTGAAATGAGCTTGCGTATGGCTCTCAAGATTGCAGACTTGCGCAAGAGCTTTCCCAATAATTGGAAGCGCATGGCAGAAACAACTTGCATGAAGAGTGCCTAAAATGAACAGCGACAGGGCTTTCTTTGGTACCATACTTGCCATGATGGCCCTGTTGTTTGGGCATCCTGTTGCGGCGTTTTTTATCTTTTTGATTGGTGTAATGTCATGAGCATTTGGGTTGTACTTAATATTTTTCTTGCCTGGCTCATGCTCAAATGGGCCAAGCGAGATTTTGAAAATGGGCACAATGGACTGGGTTGGATGAATATTGTGTTCAGTGCCTGGAACGCGGCAGCCGCTGCCAATTCAATTTTTTAAGGATCAACATGTGGACATTGATTTTTATGACAGGTATGACAGTGGCAATGATTGAGGACTTCAGTCAACACGATCGTTGCGCCATTGCTTCGGAACAGATCAAGCGTTCCATTCCTGATCTCAAGTGGGCTCGTTGTGTAAAGGTAGAAAAATGATGTATGAAATTTGGGATGGTGATTTGTTTTTGTTCACAGTAGATGACAGCGATGAAGCTGATCTGCAAATAGAAGCAGGATTTACAGTACGAGAGGTTTCCGCCAGGGCATAAAAAACGGTTGGCTCCGGCCCTGGTCTTTGTGGCAGGCACTTCGGTGCCTGTCTTTTTGACTTTCTGCACTGGTAACTATATAATGTTACATGCTTTCTATAACCTTGGGTCAGCAAGATCCAATCACTCTAAACTTTAAACTACGCAACAATCCCATTGCCAGGCTCTGGGCTCAACGCATGCACGAGCGTACCAGCTGGCCCTTGGATCATCCGGACAGATTCTACGGATTTGGCACTTCACAACAAGAGCGTGATCGTGCCACACAAGACATTCAACGTTGTATTGGCACTATAAATCTCTGGGAACCAATTATACATCGTGAGTTTGAATATACGCAAGACTGTCTCAACTATCTGCACAACATATTTGAACGCTATCACGGCCTGTTAAATCAGCAAACATCAGACTACTGGCAACGTGCTCCAGTACCTGTGCGCCAAGCCCTGGCAGAATTAAACCTGGCTGTGCACAGGTGTGAAAGTGTGGCTGCAGGTGCCCGCCCACGTTTTGTTTGCACATGGTATGGCATGCCCAAGATACATCGTCTTGATCCTGCATTGCAGAGTGTTTACGGCAGCTGGGAAATCAAGTTTGGCACAGTGTATCTAAATTACTGCGAAATTGGCAAGACTGCCGAGGACCTGGCCCACGACAACGATAAGTATATCGCGGATGAAGCATTCAAGCCATTCAGTTATTACAGCGCAGATTTCAACGTACAGTTCTACGATAGAAATTTGAGCGAAATATATGGGTCAGTTCAGCATTATATTGACCAACACCAAGACTTTTTTCTTGCACATGACATCACAAGTGTGTACAATATAAAAGCACAGCCATTGCGATTCCCTGTGGCAGACTTGCAATTCTCAGGCACCAGGGAAGAACTGTTATTTCAAATTGCACGTCGTCAATGGGTACAGCGTGTAGAACTTACATAATGAAACAAGCAACTATAGTAATCAAAGACGAAGTCAATATCAAAATCGAAGGATTGGATTTAGACTGTCGCAAGAAATTAGTAAACACATTCAAATATGATGTGCCCTATGCACGTTATTTGCCTGCTGTAAGACTGGGGCGTTGGGATGGCAAAGTCAGCTATTTCCAATTGGGCGGATCAACATACACCAACCTATTGCCCGAGATCCTGCCCATCTTGGAACAGTATGACTATGATGTTGACTTGGATGATCAACGCGACTATTCCAACACCTTTGACTTTGACGAAGTAGATGAAAATCGCTGGGCCTACAAAACATGGCCCAAAGGTCACCCTGCAGAAGGCGACCCAGTCATGCTACGAGACTACCAAGTAGAAATTGTCAATAACTTTTTACGAAACCCACAGTGCATACAAGAAGTAGCCACAGGCGCAGGCAAAACCATTATGACAGCCACCTTGAGTTCAGCGGTGGAAGCATACGGACGCAGTATTGTGATTGTGCCCAACAAGGACCTGGTGAGACAGACCGAACGTGACTATGTGAACCTGGGTCTTGATGTGGGTGTTTACTTTGGTGATCGCAAAGAGTGGGGTCGTACACACACCATCTGTACTTGGCAAAGTCTCAATGTGCTGCTCAAGAATACCAAAGCAGGAATAGGTGATTGTACCATAGGCGAGTTTATCGAAGGTGTGGTATGCGTCATGGTAGATGAAGTACACATGGCCAAGGCAGATGCTCTAAAAACACTACTCACAGGCGTAATGGCGCAAGTGCCAATTCGATGGGGGTTGACTGGTACAGTACCCAAAGAAAAGTTTGAAAGTCAAAGCTTGTTGGTAAGCTTGGGCCCAGTGATTGGCAGGCTCAGTGCCAATGAACTGCAACAACAAGGTGTGCTGGCACAGTGTCATGTGAACATTGTGCAGTTGGTGGATCATGTGGAGTTTGCAGACTATCAAAAAGAACTAAAATACTTGTTGGAAGAGTCGGGTAGACTGGATGCTATTGCAGCTCTGGTGCGGCAAGTAAACGAAACAGGCAATACCTTGGTGTTGGTGGACCGTGTGGCAGCTGGTCATGCCTTGGTAGAACGCCTGGGAGACCGCGCTGTGTTTGTGAGCGGTGCAACAAAATCAAAAGATAGACAAAGCGAATATGATGAAGTGGCTGAAGCAACAGATAAAATCATTGTGGCAACTTATGGCGTGGCTGCTGTTGGCATTAACATTCCCCGTATATTTAACTTGGTTATGCTTGAGTCTGGTAAGAGCTTTACTAGAGTCATTCAGTCGATTGGCCGTGGCATACGTAAAGCGGAAGATAAAGACCATGTGGAAATCTGGGACATAACCAGCACATGTAAATTTGCCAAGCGCCACTTGACCAAGCGCAAGGCCTACTACAAAGAAGCCAATTATCCATTCTCTACTGAAAAACTTGAATGGATGAAACTGGCTTGACACAGCCAGCACAATACTGTATATTACAACATATGAGAATATTAACACTAGACAACGAAACTTATGATTTAGATCATTTGCCTGAAGAGATAGATGACATGCGATTTGCCATACTAGACAACAGCAACCCAGCAGATCCGGACTATCACTTTATACCCTTGATTTTCTTGGAAAGCTTTAACTCACCTGCACTGGTGTTGCGCATCGGACGAAACACCATTCGCATGCCCATGGACTGGCAGATTCTGATTGGAGAGCCCGACATGGGAGATCTAGAAGTGTTGCCATTGACATCGATCAACGATCGCGGATTCAAAGTATTCCAGTTTAATCCATTGTCAAGCTTTAGGCCCAGTTTCCCCGACATTGAAATCCTAGATGTGTATCACGAAGTGTCGTGGTACGCACCCAAACTCAAAAACGGCCAGATGTTGGCAGTGCCAATCACTGACGGTGAACATCCTGATTGTGTGTACTTTGTCAAAGACATCAGTCGTAACTGTGAAATTGTAGACTATAACAAGGCCTGGTAATGCCATATACTGAATCTGAAATATTTGAAATGCTAAATCGAATGGTACGCATTTATCTTGAAAGCTATCCCGATGATCAGGAGAGCTTGGATAGATTCTTGCGCTGGGCCCATTCCCAATACGGGTATGAGTATGGGCGGTCTTAAACCTGGCGCTACTTTGATCTACGAAAGAGCAAATGGGCGTATATATGCTCGTGAGTTTGGAAAGACTGAGCGTCGCATTGTGGGCTATGATTCCTCATACCAAGAAACACCCGAATTCAAGTACTACAAGTCAGAAATAAACCAAGTATTGGCCATGTGTGAAACAGATTCGGCCATGCGTGAGTTGCTGGACAAGTTGTTTGTAATGTATAATCTAAAGAAATCCAATGAGTGATAAACTAACCATTGCCAATGAAATGCGAATGTTTGACCGCAAGGTCAGGCCATTCTATGATGATCTCACAGACGAGGAACGCAAGAAGTTTGCTCCGTTCTTGATGATTCGTTGGGGTAGCTGTGTAGAAGGTTCAAGAGAACTGCAAGAGTTTTATGTGATTTCCACCAACGAGCGGCTGAACAAACATTTCTTTAGCTTTAATTCTACTCGCCACAAGAAACTGCAATGGCTGTTGGCTACTACTGTAAGTCCAGACATGGGTGCGTTCAAGCACAATTGGATCCCACCCAAGAAGAAAGAAAGCAGTTCAGCCATACGCAAACAGTTGGCAGAACTATTCCCACATTACAAAGATGATGAGTTGGATTTGATGACCACCATCACAACCAAAAAAGAACTAGATGAATATCTGCGCCAGCATGGAACAGACACAAAGTAAGTTTGTCTGTGAGTTTTGCAAGAAATCATTTGCTCGCGAAAGCTCAATACTCACACACATGTGCGAGCCCAAGCGTAGGCGCTTGGAAAAAAGCGAACGCGGTGTTCAGCTGGGCTTTCAAGCGTTTGTGTTGTTCTACCAAACACTCAAACCCACTGCTGCCAAAACATTCGACGACTTTGCTGACTCGCCCTACTACAAGGCTTTTGTAAAGTTTGGGCGTTACTGTGTAAGCATACGAGCAATCAATCCAGCACGTTTCATGGAATGGTTACTAAAACAAAACAAAAAGATTGACCGCTGGTGCAGTGATCAGATCTACACAGAGTATCTACTGTATTATTTGTTGGTCGAAACAGTTGACGATGCCCTGGCACGTTCTATAGAATACAGCATAGACTGGAATGAAAAAACAGGACACCCAGCACAGGATTGTTTGCGCTATGGCAATACCAATGCTGTGTGTTATGCTATTACCACAGGGCGTGTGAGTCCTTGGGTAATTTACAATTCAGATTCGGGACAACAGTTCTTGAGCAACTTAGATCAAGGACAGATTGGTTTAATCTGGCCATATATCGATTCGGACAAATGGCAGCAACGATTCCACGAGCACCCTGAAGACCAACAGTATGCTCGTGACATTTTAAGCAAAGCAGGATGGTAACATGATCAAAGGTATCAGCGGCGGCACTGGAGTGCAAATCAACGGGGGCTATACCAGCTGGCCACAGTTTTACAACAATCAGAATACCAGCGGCAATACGCTGGTAGGGCAAGTTCGCTACAACGGTTCAAGTCAATGCATGGAAGTCTACGATGGCAGCAGTTGGCTGACAATGCCAAGCTCTTTTTCCACAGTAGAACTTGCCCCCGAAGTTCAAAGTGTACTAAACTGGGCTAGAATGAAAATGGCCGAAGAATCACGTATCCAAGCACTTGCTGCTCAACATCCCACAGTGGCCGATGCCTTGTTGGCCAGGGATCGTGCAGAAGATGCTGTTAAAATTGCTGTGGCCTTGTGCAACACACAAGACAAATGAGCGCAGACATTGACATTGACATGCCCAACAGGGATGAGTTGTTGAAACTGATTCAACATGTGCCTGCACGTTTAGAAACAAATGGGCAAGTAAGACGTCACAATTCAGGAGTGTATGTCACAGACATTCCGGTGGATTTGATAAACAACTGTGCAGCCATAGACTACGAGTCAGCAGAAGCTCGAGGCTACTTCAAACTGGACTTCTTGAACATGAGTGTGTACAGCATGATTCAAAGTCCTGAACATTATGATGCTATGTTAGCGACCACGCCGCCTTGGTCAAGACTGTGGACTGATCCGCATTGGGTTGGTCAATTGGCGCACGTGGGCAACTACTATGATTTGTTGAAAGAAATGAAGCCAGACAGCATACCAAGACTGGCAGCTTTTATATCAATTATTCGTCCAGGAAAAGCACACTTGCAACGGCGCCCTTGGGCTGAGGTGTTTGCTAGTGTATGGGATGGGGATACTAGCCGGGGCTATACGTTCAAAAAAGCACATGCGATTTCTTATGCAGCCTTGGTATCACTGCACATGAACCTGCTTAATCAATCCGTCGAACCAGTGTAA